ATATCAAAGAACTTGGTATTCCAACCAGTCAATACATCTGGACAATTCTCTTGCCAGTATTGTAGAAATGATTTACACAAGGTGTATTCATCTTTACACTTGATGTATTTCTCTGAGCCCTTCGTTTCATAATCACCACAGCCAAACACCACCGTTTCACCTTTCAGGAAAGTAATACAGATTGCGGTGATAGGCTCATTAGCAAGGTATGGGTCAGGAAATCCATTCTCTGAACCGACCTCAATATCTGTGATTGCAATGGAGATATCATCAATATTCCAGTCAATCATCTTTGGATGTTCATCAGCAATAAACGCATACTGATATCCCGTGTTGCCATAGATTTTGAAATTAGATACTTCATCATATCTCTTAACAAAATCACGAGCATCACGAATGGATTCAAACTTCATTGGTTCAAGGTATTCACCGTTGAGAGTTTTGAATTTCGTTTCTTTCTTCGCTGGCAGAAATAGAGTGGGCGTATAGCCAATTTTCATCTTGACTCTACGCCCATCTTTGACGCCACGGTATAGAATGTTGTTGCCTACCATGGCAACATTTGTATAGTATCTATTCATCCATGTATTATATCATAGTTTAGGAATGGAAGTGGCAATTTCAATACCACTGCCGAAGATTTTACTGTATTGATTTTCTAATTCAATAACGGGTGTGTTAATGCTTAAAATATCACAATGATTAATTTTTATGCCTGACCTAAATTCTTGAGAATATTCCAAGTATGGAGAAAATGCAATTGATCCAGGATCATTTGCAGCTCTAGGAGGAACAGAAACAACCTGAACAGGTTGCTTAACCATCACAAAAGTATCTTTAGAAGATTCAGTTAAATCTCCTAATAGAGTGTGATTTGTTTTAAATGTTAAAAGTTTAATTGCCATTATGCAGCCACCTCATAAGATGCATCAAAAACGGATAATGTGACCCATCGTTTCGGAAACAACATTTCACGACCACGGAAGTCATTCATGTCAAGTGTTGGATCTTGTACTAGACCAATCAATTCTACCTTGTTATCATACTCACGGAGAAACAAATCATATTTGTCAGCCCTAGGTAGTTTGTGTTCAATAGCCATTTTTTTTGCGAGTTCACGAATGTTCATCATTCACCTTTATTAACATAGAAAAATCATTATAACATAACCAATGTTATTGTGCAAGGATTATGTTATGAAATTTACTTCTTTTGCCTTTCTTTTAAAGACAAATTTGTAACATAAACTGAGCCATCTTTCATTTGATAGTCCAGGTTATCTCCTACTTTCCAACCAAGTTCTTCCATAAGTTCTTCTGGCAATTCTACAATAGCATCACCATTATCACAGATTTCTAAAACTTTACTCTCAAACTTTTTTGACATTGATGTTACACTTCTCTAAGAATTCAATACCATCGGTTGAACGATAGGTATTGCGATAGTAAACGGAATTAATTCCGGCCTGGTGTATAATCTTTGCACAATCTAAGCATGGTGCATGAGTCACAAATAATGCAGCACCTTCACTTGAGTTTGTGCTACGAGCAATCTTTGCTAGCGAGTTCGTTTCAGCGTGCAGGACCTCTGGTTTGGTTTTCAAACAATATCGAGCTTCAGTTTCAAAACTTTCGTTGTCGTTGGCAATAACTATGGTTTCTTCAAACGGCCATTGTTCGTAAATCTCTTTTGGGCTTAACCAACCGCCGGCATCAAAACTCATGTACTCTTTGTACTCACAATCGTTATCCCATCCCGCTGGCATACCATTGTAACCAATACCAATGATTGTGTTATCTTTTACAACAACACAACCAACTTGGAGGCGTTTAGCTGAGGACAACTGAGAATAAACCTCAGCTGCCTTCATGTGTGCATCAATAAATTTCTGCTTCATATCTCAATTGTTTTCAATTTAAACTTAGAAGCCCTAGCTTCATGTCCATGATATCCACGAGGATTGCAAACAATCCGAGTTTCTCCAATAACATAATCAAACGAATCGTGTGTATGTCCATGAGTCCACAATTTGATTTGTGGATTATCTATAATGAATTGGTCTAACTCAGAACTATATCCGCCATTCATTAAAGATTCATATTCATATCTAGGATGAGTAGATTTCCTAGAAGGAGCATGATGGCCAACAATTACAATTTTATTATCAGGATTATTTTTAATAACATGTTTAATATAATTCAACATTTTCCTGTGTTCTTCAACAGCCTTTGTTGTTGTAAAAAGACTAGGCCTTTCTTTAAAGACAGTAATTTCTTTTTCTTTATTCCAAGGTTCTTCTGGATTAGGTAAGTAAACTTTGTATGAAACCATGTCATTACTATTATGAATAATTCTAAAGTCATTCATAAAACGGCTAACAGTAGAAAGAGTAAGTGGATCTTCTTTGTTCATATCGGTCCACAAAGTTCCGCCAATAAAAACAAAATCATTTAATTTGAATGTATCATTATCCAACACATGAATATTGGGAAAAATACTTAGGTGTTTTTTGATAGCTGGCATGGTTTTGGCAAAATCATATTTGTAATGCTCATGGTTTCCTGAAATATAAATCACTTCAGGAAACATCTGTGAACATCTATGAAAAAAGTCCATAAACAAATTACCAGGCCGATCAAGGCCAGCAGCGGTACAGATATCTCCGCTAAGAATTAATAGATCAGCTTTCTTGGTATTTTTTAATGTGATATCACCAAATTCTAGGTGAAGATCGGAACATATTGCGATTTTCATAACAAACCCTATTCAATACAACTATTATAACATAACCAATCAGTAAAAGAGGCAAACTTATTGATTGGTTGCCTTAAATGCGGCAAGGTTGACTAAAAAGGTTCTATTTAAATTTTCTTCTTTAAATACTTTAATAAACACCTTATCATCAACTAATGAAGTTTCATTAATATCATGGCAATAAACGATATCGCCTGTGTAGATGTTTTTTAGTTTTGTAGGTTTCATAATAAAAATCCATATTAATACATTTGTTCTGGTTTCTTACCAATGTTGTATTTGGTAACCAGTTCCCATTCATTTTTTTCTTTGAATGATATAATCTTAATTTGATGTAACGGTGCAATATTATCAATCATAATTTGTGGGTTTACAATGGTTACTAATCCCCATTCTTCCAATAGCTTTGCAATAGCGTTACGCCTCTGGATATCATTCTCAGATATGTTTGAAGGCTTACCATCCAATAAAAACAATTCTTTAAAGTGGGTTATATAATATTGACCCTGTTTATGGAGAATATGACATGATTGGTATAACACTTTTTCTTTTCGTGAAGAAACACCGATTCGGGTCAATGTCTCACGAACCTTCAAAAAATCATCTTGCTCATTAAGTGTTACCTCAACAAACTGTTTTAAATCTACCATGATGCTTATCCACCTGTATCGGTTTTTTCTTTTAATAGTTGGATTTGTTCATCACTTAGTAGGCGTAAAGCTTCAATAGCTTTGGAATCTGACAGGCCATAGGCCAGTTTGACACATTCTATATTTTCACTTTTTTCAGACTTAACCCACTTTGCGAAAGGTCTTTTCCTAGACCTAATCGTATTTAGTAGGAAATCATTTTGAAGTTTTTTGTCTAGGAAATGTCTCCGGTTCATCTCATTGGCATACATGATACAGTCGGAATGATAAGATAACGACCTATTGACCAGAAAAGGAATATAGTCCTTCTCTGTCAATTCATCAACAATTAGCTGTTTTTTGTTCTGGAGAATAGCGTTTACATAATCAAATGGGTTGCTCATGTTAACATCCTAATCAAACCAATTGAATCAATCGTTGTCAACAGGATATAGTTAGCCAACATGCCAAATGATTTCCGGCTAAAAGAAGCCCAAGCATACAAAGAACAGCCAAATATCCAAACAGGATAAAGGTGAAGTAACGGAGGATTTGGAACGGTGAGGGCCATTGTGATTGAGCATCCGATAGATATAGCCCAAGCCAAAAGCTCAATAATAAACCTAAAACGATAAGAATTAAAATCATTTTTAATCCATGCAAATATATTGAAAAT